AGCGGCGTAAATTCCTTCGATGAAGTTAGGTTTATTAACCGTATTAGTTTTCATATATACCTCTCTAATCTATCGGATAGCCTTTCTCATCCAGTTCCAATTCTTCTTCTGGCCATTTCCAGTCTGTGTAGTGGTTCATATCAAAGTTTCCATCAAACTCTAGCGTATCTCCGTTTTTCATCTTGAGTTTCAGACCTGTGTATTTTACGAACCATTCTTCTACGTCTTCCCATTTGATACTGAGTTTCTTTTCTACTTCTTCAACGTCGAAGTGGAGAGACACATTGTAGTTTGCTTGTAATATAGTCGGCTTCATAGTTTTACCATCCTTGTATACTTGGTGTTTTGTTTTCTCTTGTTTCTAGTATTGCTATGTTTCTGGTTTCTACTTTTGTTCCGTCCTCCGTATGAAAGAAGGGAAGTTTATAAGGGTTATACTTGATCTGCTCTACGATAGAAGAAGTACTGCTTGTAATAGTCCCCTCTACATATGCATGTACGTTCTTCTTCTTTTCTCTGAGTACTCTTTGTCTACCTTTCTCACTTACCTTAAACACTGGAGAGTCCAGGTTCAGTTGGTTTACATGAGCTACAACCAAACCTTTCTTTTCTTTCTCTAGCGATATGACAGAGAAACACTTCTTGTGGAGATTCCAGTAGACTCGGACTTTCTTTCCTGTCTTCATGTATTCTGCTTCATACCTCATTTCGTTCCTCCAACGTCTCTTCCTGAAAGTGACTGTCTGCACTTTCTAGGACATTTAGGTAATCAATGCCTTCAAAGAAGAGTAGGTGCTGTAGGTTGCATATAAGGTCTCTGGAGAGCACTTCTACATCATCATCGTTTGGCACTATCTCACGGAAGTATGTAAGTACCTTTCTCGCACACTCGGCTCGGTCCTTGTTATTCATATCTATACCTCTAGTAAGTGTTTCCTTCTTCATCTACCATCTTGTATTGCTTTCTCTCATTGTCCCAACCATCTGCTTGGTCAAGCATGGCATCCAGACAGTTAATGACTCCCTGTAAAGCTACACCATACTTACCTACAAACTCACAGTTCGTGTACTCATCTTGCATGTCCACAAGTAAGTCTCGCTGACCCCTCAAAAGAACCGGACAAATATTCACTGTTACATCACTAAACATATCACTCATAACCACAAACTCCTGTAAACTTTATATTCTCTGAAATTTAATAATAAAATACTGATAACTATAAACAAAAAGTCATTTTAGTATTCAAGACTACTGAGCACTTCCAGTAGTTTGTTGCGAATACCTTTCCTGACATTTGAGTACATTATATACCTAAAGGTTAAACACGTCAAATATTATTAAGGGAATACTAAAAAGGGGTAGTGCAGATTCAGTTTCTCCGACTCCCGATCATGCTAAACACTTCAGTGGTACTTACGTTCACTTCGTCCGCATGAATAACTCGGCTTTACGATCCAAGTAGCTCGGTCAAATGTCTCCACCTATCTACTAACGACGCTACCCGCGCCGACCCAACCTGGGTCAGGAACTTATTGCTACTCGAACAGGTCTGATTATGTAAAGAACGAGTAACCTATGGGTAACCATCCCACTTCAATCATCAGGTGTAGTAACCCCCGACTAGCCGGTGGTGAAACCAGCGTGGCTCTAAACTATCTAAGACTCCTAATCAATGTACGAAGGGCTTCGTTCTCAACCTTCACTTCTTCGTAGTCCTTTTTCAACTTGGCGTAAGCCATGTCCCGCCACCTAATAGTGTCCTCCGCTTTGCTCTCAGCCGCATCCACCTCTTTCCGTGAGATAGCCCAAGCGAGGCACTGTATGTGTTCGTCTATACACATTACTTAGCCCTCCAAAAGCATAAATCGCTCCCCTGCAATCCCTCAATCTTATAACAAAACAACACTCCTAAATGAAAGGAGTTTGTGTGCCGTGAGGGAAAAGTTTCATTATCTCCTTTGACTTCTCCACCGTGAACTCATTCCTAGCATCGAAATGAGTCTGTTGTGACCAATGCTCAATGGTCTTCAAGAACAAAGAGAAGATGTTCTGTTGTAAGGTTCTGTGTTCTCGCATTACCTCTTTCGCGAACGCAGCATCATCCAGACACATACGATTAGCAAACTGAGATAAACTTCTTACTGTTTCCTTTGCATCACTCATATCACACTTGCTCCTTTAATCTACTGACCTCAAGTTCCAACCTCTCTATCTCAGATAGAAGGCGTTTCTTCTCTGCATACCATGCCTTTTCAGTCTCTTCTTTAAGACCACACTCGTAGTAACCGTCCCACCAGATACCCTCGCAACCGTCACTTTCCAGTTTGTGTTCTTCCCATGCTATCTTTAATAAAGTTAGCTGGCGTTTAGACTCATCCAACTCCGTCCATGACTTCTCATTCCCACCTTTATCAGACCACTTCATTACTTCTCCCAAGCAGCAACAGGCTTACCCCCAGTCAATTCACTAGCCCAACTCGATACTGAAAAAGACTCAATAGAATCTTCAATCTCACAAGTAACTTGCTGAGTCTCACCCTTGTCATTGGATACCCAGTCACCTGCATCATCGTGCAAGACAGTCTCAATCTCATCATCCACATGACGAGAACTCTCTTCACACAAGTCCTCTACAGCACTCATAGCAGTGTGTTTGTTAGGGGCGCTTACAACCATAATAAAAGTACGAGTTACCTCTACCTCTACTTCAAACTCTTTGTGCTTTGGCGTTTGCATTATTTATACTCCTTGTTTATTTACCTATATTATATAACATTGGTATTCTCTGTCAAATATCAGTTAAACTATCCTGTATCCTTGATCCGATATGAAATCCAAGGCAGACTGCTCAATCTCATCCGCCATCTCAGGACAATAATCTGAATCTGAACCATCAGAAAACTTATCTACCCAACCGAGAGACTCAGCAAAATCTAGGGTAGGTCCGAATCCGTCATACACATAATACTTAGCAAACTCTTCAGATACCATCTCACTTCCTCCTTGCTTATTTACCTATATTATATAAAACTGGTATTCTCTGTCAAATATCAGTCATAACCATACATCATCATATCTTCGTACTCTTCCGGGTGCATCATAGGAACAGATAAGTTATTGAAAACCTCACGCTCAACAAAGTCATACTCTCTTGACGGAAGAAAATGTGCGTGACCACTAATCTCATTAGTAATCTCGTCCCTGCACTGCACACCGCGTAGAATGTTTGCGATGTCTTTTGCCATAGCTACCAACTCATTATATTTTTCGTCTGTCATAATTTATCCTTTAAGTTTACCAGTCACTTGGATCTGGAGTGTTTTCCTCTATTAACTTTACTTGGTTTTCATAAATGTATTCTTCAACAGCATCCCACATTTTTGTAAATACAGGATGCTCGCTCAGGTTCTTACGAGTAATCTCAAAACCAAAGAATTCAATACTATCCAACTCAAACTCTGGGCCTTCTGGCGGTTGAATTGCTTGACCTGACCTGTCATAGCCGATACCAACACCCTTACTTGTTTGAGTAAAAGAAAACTCAATATATTCTTCCATTGAACCGTACATAAATACCTCACTTGTTTTGTATACCCATATTATATAAAACTGGTACTACCTGTCAAATATCATTCTCTAATGCATTCCTGGCTATTGATTGGACTATACAAACTAAAGAAAAGCGTATCTGAGTCCAACCATCGGTGGTACACAGGTGCATTGGCTTGTCCAGTTTTAATTAAAGACCTCATAAAGTCCAAAACGTAGTCTTCATCAACAGTTTTGTTTAGAATTAGAGCATGTAAAGCAGCAATCCTACCAAGTTTGTCTGGAGAAAATACATCTTCACTCAACTCATACTCGACTCGATCACTCTCCTGACACGTACCTAGAATTTCCAAAGCGTAGGCTTGAGCACTGCTATACTTTGGACTATTCAAAAAAGCATAAGTCAAGTCACGAGTCCATTTCTCACATTCCAAAGCATCAAGCCAATCGTCCAAGTTAGGTAAAAACCCACTGATGCCAGCAGTTTGTTTTGACTCAGGAAACTTGTCTTTAGAAACTCCAGCTTGTTCAAAAGCTGTACGACACAAGACGTTAGCTAAAAGTCTCTGACGTACATGAGCATCGACGACTGGTTTGAAAGACTCCTCAAAAACCTGAGTGCAAAGTTTACGTACAAACTCTTTGATTTTAGGATGTTTACCACCATTCACATCGACGTTGAAACTATGTACAAGCTGATGGTACTCAACAGAGTCGATAAAGTCTGATTGCTCAACCAAAACCCTTTCTTCAGACTGTGTCGGCCAGCCAAACCCATCCTCTGGAAGTTCTTCAAAAAGGTCAACTTTGTATATTTTCCAAATTACCCTCTGGCCATCACCTTCGGATTGATGTTTTTCAATAAATTTATTCTTTTCAGAAATAGCATCATCAAGGTTTTGGTACAGAAAATCACCTTCTTTGACCTTAGAGTCATTATCTCCACTCATACGAATGTTCACTTCAAACGGTGGGAGGCGATGACTCAACACAGAGTCGCTTGGGAAAACACCACGTTGGTCGCGACATGCATCCCAAAGCATATCCCAGTCGATCAAAGCAAGAGCACTCGTGTATTGAATCTCAGTGTCATAGTCTGGAAAAAACATATACATAATATCATTACGCCACCACGAATCTTCAGCCGTTTTTGGTGCAATGATTGCAAGAACTTCATAACCAGTAAGATAATTGTTTCTCTTCATAATCTACCTCTCTACCACCACCATATGCTCCCCGCTAAAGTCAAAGTCAAAACCTCGACATTTACTACCACCGGGTCGATATGGACGATTATTATATTTACCAATAATTTTCTCTTCTGCGTAAGCCAAAGCCTCTGACCACTTCATGGTCGGTTTCTTATCAAACCATTCGTCTCGATAAAAATACCTATTCCCAAGCTCTTCCTCGAAGTTATGGGGTGTGGCCCCACTTTCATCTTTGATAGAAACTCCACAATTCAACAAATCCTTCACCTTGTTTTTGACATGAGTTGGGAGTTGCTCCTCCATGAGAAACCTCATGACTTGCTGTTCAATGAGCCTGTAGAGTTCACGATTCTCATCTTGGTCAGGCAACATATTGGTGTGCCCAATAGGAGGTGTTCCATCCCAAGACGGACCAATACAGTTCATCACACCTTCGATGTCGTACATAAACTTGATAACTACTTCTTTCATTTTCTCAAGAGTCATTATTCACCATCCTTTGTTATAAATTTTTCAAAAACTTCTTCAGTAATTTTTTTTGCTTGATCATAAGTAAAACTTATGTCCTCTCCAGCGGCCACATGTCTAATTTCATCCAGAAACAACCAGGATCCTTCTGGTGCATCAGAAAAAGCCTCTTTCAAACCTGTTCGTAAATTAGTTTCTAGTTCAGACTTCAAGTCTTCTGAATCAATCAAAGCATCACTTGTGTCTTGGCATAGCCCAAGCACGTAAGGTAATTTTTCACCACAAGACTTTATGAAGTCTGCTAGTGCCAGCCATGCGGCACATTTATATGCTTTGTTGATAGCTTGATCTATGCTTTCACCATGAAAAAACAACAACTCTTGTTTATGCTCTGCCATGTGTGAAATCAATCCAGACAGATTCTTTTCATAACTCAAAAAATGAAACAGAATTTGAGACGCAGGTGTTTTAGGCATCAATGCAGCTAACTCAATAGCATCCATAGTTTCAGGTAAACTAAAGTCATAGTTGAGGGGGTCAGCTACGTGTGTCATACGCACCATTTTCTTAGCTAAAATATTTTCACAATTATCACGATTAAGATCTAAATTTGACCAGTCCATAAAACCTCCTATCGACATCCGTCGCAATACTCACAATACAAAGTACAGCTACATTTAACTGCTACCCTGCCCTGCAAATAATCCGATATCATCTTGGCCATCTCTTCCGTGTCACACTCACATACAAAAACAGAAGGCTGTTCTACCTCGCCACGTTCGTATGCAGCATATTGAAGACCTCGCACTATGTGCGTGTCCCCATCAGAACTGGGTTCTGATATTACTTTCTCTACTTTTAGTTCGTTAAGTAACATAGGTAGTCCTCCTTGTTTATACACATATAATATACTAAAAAGAATACTTGTCAAGTATCAATAAAATAAAAAGAGGAGGCCCAGTAAGTAAACTTACAAAGGCCCTAGTATTGTGGTGTGGATTCCAGTTTTCTAAACACAAAGGATTTGTGTCAGCTTTCTGGGGAAGGATATTAAAATCCTACAGTAATGCTGTAAACCAGCAAGAAAATTATCTTATTGAAGGTTATTGTCTGATAACCACTTCTCACCTAATGGCGTAATGGTCCACCCAGTATTACGTTTACCAGACACCAAACCCTTTTTATGTAGTTTTTCTAGTGTTCCTCTTGGCCTAGATAGTTGGCCTTTTTGCTTAACTTCTACCAGAACATCTCTTTGAACAGGCGTTACTATTTTCTTCATTATCTTTTTTATCTCTTCTTTCTTTATAATATAGATTTAAATTAGACAGGTATATTCTCGACTTCTCTATTTTTACAAACGGAACATCCGTGTACTTTTCGTCCTCAAGACCTGAGTCTGCGACTTCCAGAATCTCGTGGTACATATCCCCAAGAAACTTATCAAAAAATAAAGCGTAGAGCTTCTCCATTAAGGCGAGGCCCTCTGCAACTTCTTCTGTCATCCTTGGTCGGTTCATTCAAATCCTACTCTTTGTGGAACGATTCTATAAGATTGTCAGCTTCCAAAGCTAAGAAAAATCCCCAATCTTGCTCAGTCCAGGGTACTAAAGCATCGTCTACCCCATTGTCGTAGTCTTTGCATGCAGACTCCATGTCATCATATCTATCGTTTTCTTTCAAGCCATAACATTCATTAGATAGTGCGTGGAAATTCTCCACCACTAAATCTCCATCTGGATTATAGATAGCTAGACCCCAATCCATGTACAATGAAGTAAATACCTGTAGCTTGAATCCATCTTCTGTAACGTGCTCTGCAAACATAAAATTCTCCTTTATTTATAATTACTTATCTTTTAACCTAAACAAAGACTCTCTCTCCCTAGCTAACAACTGACCTTGAAGTGATTGAACTTGAGAAAGCAGCGCATCCTCTTTGTTCCTACACTCTTGTCGTATGTCAGAGATAACCTTATCGTACCGTTCTCTCATGATTTCTATTCGTCGTTCATACCCACTATCAATTTCTTTTAACTGAGTTTGAAAAGAAACCACCAGTTTTTCAAATTTCTTCTGCATATTTACGTGTTGCCACACAAGAAATGCCGCAAAAGAGCCTAAAGCACCAAAATCTAACACCTGAGAAATTATTTGATCTGTCATTTCACTCCCCCTTTAGTTACCTGACAAACTTAAAAAAAGAGTACAAGCAACAACAATATCGACAAAGGAGATAAACTTCTTAAAAAATAATATAAATTAACAAGGGCTGTGTATTCCCCCAGGTTTTTAGTTACTCACTTCCCAGTTTTTGACTTTATCCACCACAGAAAGGTAGTGCTTCCTGTAGCAACCCATGGCCAAATCAAATGCTCTCCACATCCCCCACCGAAAAAATGTAAAACGTGCTCCATTTTCTACTCTTTGCAGGTTGTTTCCTTGAATTCTGGGTTATCTACTTGCCACAAAACCTCTGAACAAGTAGAGCAAATAACCTTCACGCATGTCACTTCGTCATCTACAAAACATACAAAGTCACCGCCGATATTTGCGTACCTAACTACGCACTCTATCTCATGACCTCTATGTTTGAATAGTTCATCAAATGATATTGAACTATCTGTGTTTGACATCTGAACCCCATCGACCAGTCACAAGGCCGTGAAGGATATGTGACCTAACCAGTTTTACAGAGGAAAACTCTTTTACTCTGTCAGATCCTTTTAAGTGAAGAACCCAAGAAACTTTTGGATTTTTGAAACCATTCGGATTCGTAGTCTTTCTCCTTGCCTCACCAACAGGATCACCAAACACAAGTATGTCGTATGAATTAATTACACCATCTACTGAATTTTTTTGAAACACAATCTCTTTATCCATCATGCTAAACTCCTTTTATCTATATAAAATCATGGGATCATATCGTTTCCGACGCCAAAACCAGCCCTTACCATAAGCAGCATCAAAGTAGACCCAAGCGACATGGCCAAGGCAGTGACCGCACAAAGTTTAATCCTGACAGCAAGATCCTTCTGGTCTATGAAGAATAGAAAGCCAGGAAGATTCAAAAAAGGAAGCGCAACGCCAAGAATGGCCTGCAAAACAATCCAATCATGATTGATTGCGTAACTATACCAGTTAGCCCAAAAGTCGGTAACAAGCGCAAGAACAAAAACAGTCACGTACATATGACGATTCATCCATCCCCAAAAACAGTTCATGTCCCTCCCTCTTTGAAGTCAGCACCTCGAACAGGACTCGAACCTGTGACCTACGGCTTAGAAGGCCGTTGCTCTATCCAACTGAGCTATCGAGGCAAGTTGTGTAAGTAATACCTGAAAGATATAAACACATAATAACAAAAATATACTATTTGTCAACTACTATATTTTACTACAAACGATAGTTATATCTGCGTTTGCGGATAGACTTTCCCAAGCCACTGTAATTTTAGTAAAATGCTGTAATGATCCTGTAAACTGGTCATCGGAAAAAACAATCATACCGTCTGTTGACGCCCTTCCCATTGAAGGGTCACCTGACGACAGCAAAGATCCTCTATCTGAAGAAAATTCTTTACTTATTATCGTCCCATAAACGTTAACTATAGCCGTAGAAGTACCGCCATCTGCTGGAAAAATAGATGTTCCACCGCTTAAATTACCGCCAACACCATCATTTATAAAAATTTCTTCGTCAGTTGCGCCTGTTTCTAACACCAATGAGTTACCAACTAAACCTGGAGCTACAGATTTAACAAACACAATGTGATCATTCTTTGGACCACCCGATGTTGTCGATGTGCTTTCGGTGCCCCTGACCACAGTAATTAAACTAGAGAAACTAGACCCAGCTAAAGCCGTCCTCAAAGATTCGGCGGTAATGGATGTACTTCCGTCAGAACCTCCAGTAAAAGCTGTTGGGATATTCACACTACAAACGGAATCAAAATGGCTTCTGGGGTTTACACCTATTGGTTGATTACCCGCCGCACCTGCTGTGTCTTGAGTCAAAACAACAACCCCAGGAGATGGATTTGTCGCCGTAATTCCTAAAGTAGTAACGCCATTTATCTTTGCAACTAAATCTGCGGCAGATCCAGTTGCGCCGCCACCAGCTTCAGTTATCCCTGTTAAAGCTATTGCACCACTTCTAACCCCTGAGTTGTCATCATCAAACTCAAATTGAGCTGCCCCGCCAGAAGCATCATTGATAAGTATCAGAGATCCTTCATTTGGTTGCCCAGAGAAAGTAAACGTAGTAGTGGCAGCTACATAGGGATCAGGTGTCACAGTAGCACTGACATCACCAACAGTGACGGTAAAGTCACCACTTGGGTTAGCGTTTACTGCAAAAGACCCCTGATTTCTAGTGGAGTAACCCGATGATCCTGCTTGAGCAGAACCCTGCTTCACAACGTAACGAATAGCAGCAGATTTAGCGTCTTCCACAAGAAAATTAACACTACCAGACGTAGATGTTGAATTTGAAACTAGTATTTTTTTAGTAGCCATTATTCCAAATCAACTAAAATAGGACCATTTTCACCAACGTAAGCACCTGCTACGTTGTACTCCATGTATTCCACGGCTTCATCATGAGACATCCCACCATCTACCATTACATCCACACATTTTTCGTAATCATAAACAGCGACATCTGGAGAGCCACATCTACGAGCTATGCCTATTAAAGCATTATCGAACCCGTCAATGAATAAAGCGTCAGGATTACACTCAGAGAGTCTTTCTTTAATAATTTCAAGCATGATTAACCCGAATAATAAGCATCAAAGCCCGTTTTGCTCGACAATACTGTCCAACCACTGTCAGTAGCGTAAGTCATAGCAAGAGCCTCAGTAGTAAAAAATGAGTTATTTAATATCCAACTATATGCCTGGTTAGTAAAGTACAAAAAGTCAGCCATACTACCCTCTATCAATCGGTAGCCAGATGGATTCGATTTGTGTCTGTACTTCACCCAGAAATAGATCATTCTCCCCAATCCCTTACAATCGCCTGAAGAACTAGCAGGAATGCTAATTTTAACCTAACTGCCTTCCTATCCACAGCGATTTCTTCATCACCGTCTGTTTTCTTTGTGGCCTTCACATAGAAGGCCTTATCTCCAGCACTTAATTGAAGATTAGTTATGTCCCAGCCCATGTCAATAATCTTATCAATAACCCTATCGACATTGTCATCTATCTCTACGGAGTATTTTCTTCTAAGCCTACGAATGATTAGTTCTTCATCCCCGTTCTGAGCATCGCCATGATATCGACTTCGCTCTTTCGTAAGTGGTATTTTCACGCTTCCATTTCTACGAATGTGAACTGAATGCGTCTTTTCCGACTTTTTCTTTACGGATGAAACACTATAATCTTTTGCAAGTCTCATAACCTTCCCTTTGCAAACTAATAATTGGTAATCAACAACTCAGTGCAATGACCGCGAGACTTACCCTCTCTGGATATTGAACTGACTGTCTGGATTTCACGAACGCGAAAGCCTTCATACCATTCACGAACCAGTTTCGTATCACTGTTGCTTACAGCAAACAAAACACCTCTCTCATCGAGATTTCTACAAAAATCAGACAACTTCCTGTTCTCTGTATTCATAAATTCATTTGAGTTATAGCCTGTAAAAGACTTCTCTGACTTCTTTACGTATGGAGGATCGAAGTATGCAAAGTCCCCGGACGAGACACCTTCCATAGTCTTTTTATAATCACCTAGTCTTACGTCAACATTTTGTAATGATTCGCTGTAAGATCTAACATTAGTAAAGTCTTTATGTGGATCGCCAAAGCGTTTACCAAAGGCTACGTTAAACAGACCTTTCTTGTTTCTCCTATACAAACCATTGAAGCCACATTTATTTAGATAAATAAACCTAGCTGCTTGACGTATGGACTCAGAGTTATCTGAATTAAACTCTTCTCTTATTTTGTAGTAAAACTCTTCTTTGTTAACAAAGGAATCAAGGATGTATATCACATCCTCTACGTTGTTCTTTATTTGAGTATGAGCATTGACCAAATCTCTTTCAACGTCCCCGACAACCTTATTTTCAGCTTTGACGTTTCGACAAACAACACCGGAGCCTAAAAACGGCTCATAGTATGTTTTGAAGTCCTTTGGGAAAGAGACCATCAACTGATTTATGGACCGGAACTTTCCCCCAGGCCATTTTATAAACGAGCGTTTAAACATATATTATTCTTCAGAAAACTCAGCTACATCTTCAAAACTCACAACCTCTTCTTTCGGCATTGAGTTATGTTCTGGTAGCTCTAAAAACTCTTCTGCATCGAGAATAGCAGCATCAAGAACTGCATCAGCAACCATCTGCTTCTGGTCCTCAGACCATCCACCGATCACCTCTGAAGTTACCTGAACCTCGACCTTTTGAGCCTCTTTGTGTAATAAACCACTGCTTTGTAATAACTTTATTTGTTCTTTTCTTGTTGAGCGAACTGAATCTAAAAATTTAGCCTTTCTTACATCACCGTCATCAAGCTGTGCAACTTGATTCCAAGCCTCTTGCTCAATTCTTTGAAAAGTCTGGAGTGTATCTCCTATGAAATCCTCTTGAGCGAAAGTCGTAACGTGTTTCACATTACTTTGCCTGATGGCTTTGATGTCATTATAGATCGTGTTCTCGGACACGTTTAATGCTCTGGCTATGGTTCCTGCTGTTTGACCGCGAAGTCTACGCCTAATAACCTCCATACGACGAAGTTCAATGACTTCCTCTGGACTCATCATCATCTGTTGAGCATTTGACCCATCAGAATCGAAGTCCTCCAGATCATCTGGGTTGGTTATTGGAGTGCGTGTCATATAAATCCTATAAAAATTCAAAAGAGAAGGTTCTCTTTTTTCTCTCCATTGCTATAACGCAGTACGCCCATGCATGAGTAAGGTGTGGGTCTAAACCAAGATAATTCCATTTGTATCTATAGTTTGTCGGATCTGATTTACTTTGAACAAGCTCCCTAATCACCGACTTCAAATGTAAAAACAAAGACTGTTCACAAACAAACTCAGGATCATAGTTACCAGTCTTATAGTTTCTAACCTGTTGCACCAAACCTCGTGGGTGAGGACATTCTACTCTGCGATCCACCCACTGCTTTAAAGCATACTCAATGCACTTGTACCTGTCTAAAAAAACAGTCCACTTAAATTTAAGATCTTCACTACTTCTTCTCAAGTACGCTTTCTCAGAACCCTTTGTTCTTGAGTTCTTATCGGACCATTTTACCATATCTTGGGAGTCTTTGTAATACGATAAAAATACCCTTCCAGGGAATGCCCTCGCAAAGTCTTTTGCTTCGTTTGCGTTCGGAAGAGCATCCAGAACACACAGATCTACATCATACTCGTTCATCAATGAGTAAAGTCTTTTAAACGGAGTTATTACCTGACCATCAACCTTATACTGTTCTGCCTGATTATCAACAATCTCAACATGAATGATTCTACGTTTGTTATCAATCATCTTGGCTATGACAAGGTGTAAGTTTCCAGACCTCTGGTCCACCCCCATACACGTATTCTTAGTGTCAGAATTCCAACTTATATCAGGATTTACACAAGCTTGTAATTCGTCATCAGTCACTCCGACGTTCTCTTCATCAACATAAGGTTTGCCTAAAGTAGCGTTATAAAACTCTTTAGGGTTGTCGGTGGTTATATACCTCTCCCAAACTTGCTTTGCAGATCTAGTCGCAGAGAGCATTTGATGAATGTGAAAGCTCTCGTATTCCGAAGTAGGGTTATGTGCAACATAACCACCATCTTGTGGGTCTAAGTCCTCCTGACCGCACTTTGGACACCTGTAAAAATAATCAGGTCTTCCACTCTTCACATTTGTTCGAGAGCCTATGCAATTTGGAAAGTGGTCCGATAAAATAATACCATCAGGACATTTACATTTCGTATGCCAGACCTTTTGAGTCCCCAACATGAAAGATTTATCAATCGCGTCATTGGGGTAACCAGCGGTGCTAATCTTATACAACTCTGGGTGAGCGCACCCACTGAGACGCTCCTCTAACTGGTTGATCGTGGCAGGAGCCATCAGTCGAACCTCATCAAGGCACAATACATCCATAGGAGTAGAGTCCATGGAAGCAACACCGCCCGTGTAAGACAGGTATAAAGAACTGTTCCCAAACTGAACCAGGTCAATGCTTATACTTCCTGACAAAGCCTCTTTGAACTCTGGGATACTATAAACCATAGGTCTAAGTCTATCCTTAGAGAATTTAGCTACAGAATCAAAGACAGGGAAGTAAAAGCCAGCCTTTTTCGCTAACTGCCTCCCTGTCTCCTCAGAAAAACGTAATGAATGTAAAATCTTTAGAACCATCCAGATGGTCAAACCAACCTGTGTGCATTTTCGGACGGTTATGTAAGGGTTGTTACACTTATATATGTCTTTCAGAAACTTACGTCCCTTGAAAGTAAACGGTTTGTGATCAACCTCAAATTTATTTAAAGCGCACCATACAGCCAAGTTCTCTTTTCTAAGAGCGTCAATTTGCGGCTTATTAAGTCCACCAAGGCCAGAAAAATCGGACATAAATATCTCAACGGTTTGCGTCTATAAACTGACCGGACCCTTTGGGTTGGTTCGATCTATATCTTTCTTTTGGGTCATAGACCACATCATCACACAAATAAAAGACTTCGTCAGCGACTTGAGACACAGCCTTGTTCAAAGACTTTTCAAACGAAACCACGACAACTTCTTTACCTAAATCTTTTAACGGGTCTAACAAATAAATAAAGTCTCCATCGCCACTAACCAGGATAAAAGAGTCATAACTATCTTTATGGTACAAAGCATCTGCCGTTATACCCACATCCCAATTCGTATTCTGGGCGTGTCTTTTCTCTGAGTCAAAGTGCAGGTTCCTTTTCTTTATGTTGAAACCTAACATTCTGAGAGTGTTCACAAAGTTTGTTTGATCGTGATTTGGGCTGGCGATCATGTAAGCAGTGCAGTTAACAACCGAGTCTTTCTCCTCGGCTATGTCAGCGACATACTCTAACAACTTTTTATAATCCACACGAAAACTGGGACCGTGAGCATACCTACACGAGTACCATAGATTCTGAATATCAACTGCAACTTGGTATCTTTTCGCCATCTCTACCTACTTTTCCAAAGCGTTAGAAGAACAGCTACAGTGTAAAAAGACACGACCACAAGTAGGACAGCTTCTCACCCTTACTGAATTTGCATCGTCTTCTTTTTTTTCAACGCCAGCTTCATCGCCTTGAGACATTTTTCTTTCCCCATCGCTAAAAATCTTTTCAGCGTCACAACATGTACATCACCCACTTGGATGTGTGCAGTGGATTCCAAAGATTCATCAATACCCCAATTTACGAATTCCCAGAAATAATTTGGGAACATGCAAAATTCAGGGATTCTATTCTTCGTAAATATTAGAAGAGGGACTTGATCCTCTGGACATTCACTAGATGCCTGGTCCCACCACTTCCATACTGCAGACTTTTTACTAGTTAATATGGTGTGAAAACCTGCCAAAGCCTCTTGGTTTTTACACTCAACATGAAACATCCAATCTTCATCTGAAGTGCATAAGTCACCTGCCATATTGAAGTCCCCCTTTAGTGGAGAACCTCCTGATGCAGGAGTTCGATGAAACGAAGCTCCCCAAAACTCAGACAAGTATTTGGCTATCTTTCTTTCGAAAGTGCCACCTTTTCTCTTTGCTTTCTTTCCTGCCCTAGACCTAGATGAAGTAACACCAACGTCATCTGGGACGCCAATTACAAACTCATCCGACTCTAATATCTCATCAGTGAAGGGTTTCAGATGTTGTGGGTTCGATTTCATTATTACCATCTTTTAAATTTATTTCTACCTGAAGGGCTTTACCTTCATCATCAATATATTGTTTGATTACATAATTATCATCTATGTAATTTCTAAACTCTTCTATCTGTAACAATGCTTGAAACAACCCTAAAAGGTATTCGTTAGCTTCAGATATAGATAATTCTTTCGTTTCCATCGGGACCATACTAAAAATGGTTCAAGTTAATGTCAAGGAATACAGGCGTTTAAGAGAAAACGCCCAAGTAATAACAAAATAGATATATGATGCAGATCACAAACAAATCAGTATTAAAATCAAATGTAAGAGTCTGCGGAACCTGCTGGCCCTCTGGGGATTGTTGAGGATTTTCTAGGTTAGGATCACGCTTAAAATTTCGTATGGTGCCATATATGTCAACACAGGATATCACTAAGTAATATATGGCCACAAAAGACAGAAATTTAAAAACTCCGTCCATGTCAACCTACCTTTTCACACGAAAATCCACCACTTTTGATTAACTGATTGAAAGCAGTCCCAATCGACACTGACACCATAAGACTGTTGTATACATCTTCTGGGACATCAAAATATTGATACAACTGCCCTCTTGAGAACTCCACTTCCATAGTCTTCTCTTGCATGTCATACCCTATAGACTTGATAGAACTTGACGCAACTTCATCTCTTTCCATTAAAAACTCCAAAATTTCCCCTTTATAATATATGTGGGGCTGGGGGGACTCGAACCCCCACAGCCAAAAGCCAACGGATTTTAAGTCCGTCGTGTCTACCTATTCCACCACAGCCCCTACTCGTCAGAGTCTTCAGAAGCTTCCTCTTCACCCTCTTTTTCAACAGGCTCATAGAACAAACCGATGGTTATGTTCTGCACCGGGACCGAAGAGTCTTGTTCACCCTCTTCAAGTTCAACCCCAGGTAACGAGCTTCTTGGAACAGAAAAGATATTAGAATCCATCTGCACATCAAGAACCTTAGCCTCATCCATACCCTCAGACCTCAACCATTCGTTTACAACGTTATCCAAAGGAATAGGGTCATTGAGAAAATTCACACTAAACGATTTAAACTTCATAATTACCTCCTGGTGGACCCCCAGGGACTTGAACCCTGAACCGTCCGGTTATGAGCCGGATGCTCTAACCATTGAGCTAGAGGTCCGTAAATTAAAAAACAAGTTAAGCAGAGATACTCATACCATCCTTTCTCTGCAATACAATTTCATCATTAAAATAACTCTTCAACTCATCTCTGTGAGTAATCACAAAGACAGATGACTTTCTCCGCGCCAGATCTTCTAACACCTTAATCACATAGTAAAGTCCCTCCGCGTCAACACCCTCAAAAACTTCATCTAAGAGCAAAATGTTAAACCTTTTTCCAGATCTAGAGGATATGAAATCGTTAAACGCTAGGGCCACCGCTAGGTCTACTCGACGCCTCTCCCCACCACTATTACCTTCGTAAGTTTCAGATGCCTTTTTGTTCTTAATCTCAAGGTTAAAGTCCTCTCTATACTCACCAGAGGACAACTGCTTTACAGTGTTGAATCTTGCGGTAATGCCGCCATCGGTAAGTATAGTGAGGTAGTGATTGAGTCTCTCATTTATGTATGGGACAACTTTATCCAACATAAAAGATCGAATGCCTTTCCGAGAAAACCCATTTACCCAGAACTTAACGTAATTTATTTCCTCAGACTTCTGCTCAATTTCAGAATCAAGAGACTTTATCTTTTCCTTACATTCGTTTAATTGGCGCTCTTGAGAAGCTAATACTCCTTTCCAAGGGACCTCCTCAGTCTCCTCTTCAAGCTCTGCAATACGATTCTTCAGAAAATTTATCTCTTGAGCGTATGTCTCAATTCTAGATTCAAGAGATTGCTTTTTAGACTCTATCTTATTTTGGTAAATCAACTCAGACGTGAACTGTTTAGATAAGTCCCTAGCCGCTCTCATAGAAGTTTCTAGCTTTTCTTTTCGACTCTCATAAGACTTAGACAAAGACTCTAACTTTTCAGCCAAAGATTTAACAGACCTCAAGTTATCCGCGATCTCAAACTCAAGATAACCTTTATGACTCTCAATACTATCGACCGTGATTACAGACCCACAATGATTACAGTGTTCCCCTGCGTCACTACCATCACTGAGAGCAGCTATCCTGGCTTTGAAAGACCCTACGACACCATCTATTCTACCTTTAAGGCCAATAATTTCGTCTCTACGCTCACGATATCTTTTAGTAAGACTATCTCTTTTTAGCTTTTCAGATCTCTCTAACTCCTCACATTGAGAAATTCTATCTTCGATATCCGATACATCTTTTGTTTCAGGCATATCAGAAAGGGCTTTTTTCTCGCTAGATAAAGTCTCGATGCAATACTCTAACTCCTCGGCCACAGTCTTTTTCTTCTGCAACAGTTCACGCTCACCATCTGCGATTCGCCTCTTACAATCAATTATGCTTTGGGTGAGATCTTCTATCCTGTTGAGGTGATTGTTGCGTTCTCTACTAAGAATATCTACCTCGGAGGAAAGACCATTCAGTACCTTTTTAGAATGCTCATGCGCCCTAGCAAAAGCCTCAATGTTAAGAACCTTCTCCATCGTAGACTTTTTCTCTGCATCACTCATCTCAGAGAACCGCTTCAGGTTCTTACTATGCCCTTGGCCAAATATAATGGAGTTAGCAAAAGATATCTTATCCATGCCGATCACAGACTCGATAAACTCTTGAGTTTCTCTATTATCTTTACCTCTTGAGTCCACCCCATTGATGTAAAGATAGAGATTGTTCTTTTTCTTTGTATGTTTTCGGTATCTCTCTACCTGGTACTTAGTGTCTCCGTCTATCATCTGAACGACAACAGAGCAGTCTTTCTTGACTGTGTTATTCACAACACCGTCAGCAGATCGAATATTGCGTAAAGTGTCCCCAAAGAGACACCAGTACACCGCCTCTAAGATACACGACTTCCCACTCCCATTGCTGGAACTCGTGGTGTCGTCCAGGTTCTCCCCAGCGATGCGTGTAAGGCCACGACCGCTAAGGATCGCATCTACCTCACCTATTATTAGAAAGTTTCTGATTCCTACAGATTGAATTTCCACTACTGTCTTTACCTGTATCTATAAAATTATTGGGCCAATCTTCTAACGGCCTGTCGCATATCGGACAAAATTTATTTAAAACCACTACTCCACAATTATAACACAATTTGTACGCTGGATCTTCGGACATTCTGGGGCGCTCCTCAAACACATATCTTTCTGGCATGCAATAACTAAGTTTATCGCTTCAATGCTAGTCTCTATGCGATGAGAGGAAACACAATCTAAAAGTTTATCACTCGTACAACTATCCAAGTCTATTAAATTTTTATTTGAGCACCCACAAAAAGAAGAACTAAAAATAATAAATAAAACTAATACAAATGCCCAGAAAACCTTACCGCCATCACGTTTAAAAAACGAAATAGTATCAATAACAAAACATTTTAATTCATTAAAAGATTCTTTATCGTAATACATGTCACTCAAAAACAATGGACTCTATGTGATGTTCAATATACGTCAAGCGTCTCTTAGTGCTCAACACCCTTCTAGCATAATACCTGGACTGTTTTGTACACTTATTGCCAGCGTTATAGTGGCATAGAGCCTCTTTTTCATCCTTATACTTGGCTAAATATACCTTTAAAGCTCGTATACCCTCAACCAACAGATCGCACCCCTCTAATTTTTTATTAGGACACCAATATTTGGGAAGCACTTGCATAGGCCCACGAGCGCCAGCCTTGCTGACAGCATTCGCGTTAAATCCAGACTCGTGCCACGCTACAGCCGCAGCGAGATTAGGCGGCGCATCCATCTCAACCGCTAAATCCATGACAGAAATGCACGTAGAAATCCTGTCTGGCATCTTCTTCTCTATTCTATCATTCCAGGATTCTGGGTATAGCGTCTGTAGTAAAGCAATACATAAGTATAAATGGTCCATAACTCTAACCGCCTTTTTTATAAGTTGCCCAAGCTCTAGTTTCCTTTTCGTACCAATCAACAACAAAAGTTTTTACAAATTTGTCTGGTAATTCGAGTAAACCTTCAGCCTCGACGTCTGATAGTTTAGTATATCTATAGCCAAGCTTATCCAATTCAAACTGAACTTGATATGCCTTAATACCATCTTCGCACCTAATTATGCCTCTTCCAAAATAATCAGATTCATTATCAATCGCGCATTTTAAAACCTCTTCCCTGTGAATACCTCCACAGTGAACTTTTAAAAAAACAGGATCGTTATTTAAAAACATACTCATCAGATGGATATCTCATAAGAGCAATCTCCAGGTCTGGACCAAGGCTCTATCTTATAGTCTGGGTATTTGAACTCATATACCTCATCCATGATAGACTTTTTCATTGCCTGTATACTCTTAACATACTCATCAGGAATCGTATCTTCTACCCAATCCCGAACAACATATTCCTCTACCTTAAGACAATCAGCTATCTCCCCAACCCCAACGTTACGTATGCAATATATCAAGTCGGCTAATTTTTTTGAGGTCCGTTGTCTACCATCAAATGCTTTAGTTCTATCTTCAGGGTACCTCGGGTAAGATCTAAGACCGCCGTTGTTCTGAACTTTTTTAAAACAAGATTCACACAGACCTCTACCTTTATAAAGAAGTTCTGATTTTGGTTTTTTACAAAGCTTGCAGTGATCTAACTCAAGAGGCCAAATTCGTTCCATGATTCACTCTACAACTTCAGAAAGGATTTTTTTACCCATAGATATGAGCTTTGAAACATCTAAACTTTCGGTAGAAATTATATCGGAATTTGCATAATCTTCCAATACACCATAGAAACCTTTTTCCTCAGATAACTCCACTCTTTGTAGTGATATAGTCTTATCTTCTGGAGTAAATCTAAACTCCACAGTTAAAGCGCCTGATGACAACAAGTTATCTGACAACTCTTTTTTCTCATCTTCAGCCAGTTCTGACTTGGTCACCACGCGCACAAACTTATTACAAACGTCTCGTCCATCAGCGCCCCCTTCTAAAACCATGAACTCAGGGGCGCTACACCTCTCTCTTGTTATGGACATGTCCTTTGAATCACACACAACAAAAGACTTTTCAAATCCTACATCATCCCACCTGTGCTGCATGGCGGACCCGATGTAATGAAACTTCGAACCAATCTGCTGCCCAATGTGATAATGACCGCTAAATATGATGTCCCACCTATCTGGATGAAGCATCGGTAAACTTAGCTCACATGGAATGACGTAATCCCCAGGTCCGATCTTCGCACCTTGAACACCATAATGAATCAGCAAGATAGATTTCTTGACCCAGTCAGGCTTATTATTTATACCCTCTAACGCGTGTGCCGCTATGACCTCGCCGTCATCATAATACGGCACAGTAAACAGCCCCACACCTGATCTTTTATCTAACGGCCACCACTTCGGCTCATCTGCCACGAAGCAAGAACTACTAGAGTTAAACCTCTCAAGCGCATGTATAGTTCCAGACCTATTTGCTTGGTCATGATTACCAACAAGAAGAACGCTTTTTACGCCATCACGAGACTCAGACAAAATGGTTTGGTGAATCTTGTTATAAGTGTCTACATCAATAGACTTCCTTCGATCAAAAAGATCACCACCAAACAACACCCACTTGGCCCCACAATCCCTAGCGTGTTGGTAAACTTGCTGGATAACTCCCACAGCATCCAACACACGACTGTTGGTCCCATGCTCAAGCACAGACCCATTTGAATATGGGTGTGCATGCAAATCAGAAAACAAACATATTTTCATTTAAATGTTCCGAGTATCTAAACACACTTCAAAAAACCAAGGCAACCGCCCTCAACACATATGCCCACCCAGCAATCCCCCTCACCACATTGGTAATCGTGCTTACAAGGCATTTCTCTCGAACTTTTAGATAAGTCAGAAGATTCAACCCCGACAGTAGCCAAAGCGATCATAAGAATCCACATATTATATAAACTCCTCTTTATCTTTAATACTTTTAAGCATGGAAGATAGTCTCCTATCAATCATAGCATCCAAGTTATCAGAGACAACGCTCTCAAGCTCTTTAAGATCTTCCTTAGCCTCGACTTCTGCTTCAATGGCTAAATCAAACCTAGCACTCTCAAAGTTGCCCAGGTTAACTGTCTTTCCCATATTTATAGTGGCTTTTTTCAATTTCATACCGTCACTTTACTACATCAAGTAGTTGATTGCAACTCTTTTAGTAGTCTCTCTTCAATAATATTTTTAATATCTTTATTTTTAACAAGGAAGTCACAGACAGCGTTCTTGCCTTGCCCGATGTTACCGCCGTCATACTTGTACCAAGACCCAGACTTCTCAATAATCCCAAAGTCTGTGCTCATATCCACAAGCTCACCCATTCGGTCTATACCCTTTCCAAATACAATGTCTGTGGTACAAGACTTAAACGGGGGTGCAAGCTTATTTTTAATAACCTTGACCTTCACGGTGTTGCCAACGGCGTTGTCCCCCTCTTTAATACTTTTAATTCTATTGATCTGCGCTCTAACAGAACAATAAAACTTCAAAGCGTTACCGCCAGGAGTCGTAGTCGGATCTCCGAACATAACACCAATCTTTTGACGTGTTTGATTGATAAACATAAGACAGGTATTGGTCTTACTAACTATCGCCGTTAGTTTACGCAAAGCCTGACTCATCATACGAGCTTGCAAACCAACGTGATTCTTCTCCATGTCTGCGTCTATCTCTGCTTTCGGAGTTAAAGCAGCAACAGAATCCACAACAACAAGGTCAACGACATCTGCTTTGACGATGTCCTCAACGATGTTAAGAGCCTGCTCACCGTAATCCGGTTGAGAGAAAAGAAGATCATCAACGCTAACACCTAAATTAGTGGCATACGCCAAATCTAACGCATGTTCTGCATCAATGAACGCAGCCACTCCTCCAGCACGTTGGCACTCTGCGATTGCGTGGAGTGTGAGGGTGGTTTTACCGCTCGACTCAGGACCAAAAATCTCAACAATTCTTCCACGCGGATACCCCCCGATACCAAACGCATAGTCAATACCTATGCTTCCAGAAGAAATAACACCAACACTCTTCGTAGGCGATTCCCCCATTTTCATGAGGGAACCATCTCCATGCTTCTTAGATACATCAGCCATCAATTTAGATAAAGCTTTTACTTTATCTGTTGAGATATCTGCGTCAGAAATTTTACCCGATACAGACCTTTTGACAGGGCCAGCCTTATCTTTAGTGGTTGCACGTAGTTTCATCCTTTACCTCCACGAGCAACTTTTTTAAGTTCATCTAATTTCTTTAAGATGTCTTCTTGACCACCATCATCTTCAGACGACAGCACCTCTCCCCACTCGTCATCCTCATCCTTGGCGACAGTCTCTGCTACAGGTTCAAACTCGTCCTTTACTTCCTCTTGAACCTCTACTTTCTCCTCAACACCACCCTGAATCTGTTTAGTTTGTGTGGTGTTTCCACCAATGACTGCTTGAGGACTTCCTGTACGTGGGTCCAAAATTCCCTCGAATATTTGCTCCTGCTCTTCAAAGCTCCACTGCTTTACAGGAAACTCTGCGTCCAAGTCGTACAAGTAATCCAAAGCCTCAGGCACCACTAATTCTTTGGGACTAGCGCCTACCTGAATGTCATAACGAGTCCAGGCTCTCTCCCCGGTGTTCGACGTCACGCTTGCCGTGATCTTAAAATTACGACCAGTCATTGGGTGTGTGAGATCCCCGTATTCTGGATTTTGAAAGTAAGACCTAATGTCCGAAAACAATCTCCAGCTATACTGATAAATTTGAACCTTTGGAGTACCGTCCTCGTTGTACGGGTCATCTACGTCAATCACATTCGACATCACGGAGGAGCTTGCTTTCATACGTCGCGCCAGATCCTGCTTTCTTGGATCTCCACTGTTGTAATAGTCGTTCACTACCTGACAGAAAAAACAAGGTTCTTCAAAGTGACTATAATTACATGGCAACGGAGGAGTCTTACTCATTCCAATCGGAATACCCCAGTGCTGCTTACGCACGATGTAAAACTTTGGATCTCTCGGCCCTCGTAGAAAACGAATAACCTTTGACTCACCTGCGGGAATCTTCAAACGATCAATTCGCTTTCGCTTTCCAAACTGCCGCTCGTCATTTTTCATCTCACCTAAATCAAGACTTACAAAATCATCATATTTACCCATTATTCTCTCCTATTGCTCAAAAACTCTTGGTTCTACTGTGGTTTTTCTTTGGTCTGCACCTGCATTAATCAAAGCCTGAAGCTTATGATTCAATGCATTACAGGTTGCTTTAAAAAGTTGTTTCTGCTTTCGCGCTTCAATCAAATCAAGTTTCAATTCCTGGTATTCTGGATTGGTGATGATAGTATTTCTAATCTTAGTCTCTGTACTTTTCACACCTGAAGCTTCAAAGTCGGCTCGTGTCTGGTGATCCAATACCGCATACACCCTCTCTAACTGATACTCAACCTGTTTCTCCTGGCTTTCAGCCACAGAGCATAAATACCCATAAGCCGCTACCAGTTCTGACTGACGCAAAAATTCCTCTTGTATGTTTGAGAAATCAATCTTCACGTCTTTAACAGGGTCTAACTTCATATAAAGATCAGTAATATTAAACTTGTTACCATTTACGTTCATGGTATGTTGATCTATTTCACTCATTTATAACTCCAATGTTTTCTTGTCTCCCCACGAGACATCACTCCAACTCACCTCTGCAAGGATAGGAACCCGAAAATCCCAATCCTCAAAAGCATCTTTGATTTTCAGAATCAAAGACAATTCATCCTTATGAATGTAGAAGACACACTCATCGTGTATGTTCATTACCATTTTAGATCTTGTTCCCTTCAACAGGTCGTGACACCTGATTAGGATTATTTTGAACATATCTGCAGAAGAACTCTGAATCACAAAGTTGACTGCCTGTCGATAGGCTCGTTCCCGCCTCCACTCTTCGATGTTTGAATCTTTTAAGTGACTGAGGTGCCTAACCCGACCAAAGTAATTTCTAACGTAGCCTTCTTTTTTTGCGATACGCTTGTACTTCTCAATGAACTTTGCAACACCCGAGTACCTTTCTAAGTATCGTTCGATGTAGTGTTTTGCGTCTGATACTGAAATGCTCAAAGTCTCTGCTAGTCGCGTCGGACCAATACCGTAGATAATACCAAAGTTAATAGGCTTCGCTATCGTTCGTTGTTCCTTTGTGACGTCCTCTAACTCTAAATCAAATATCTCTGCTGCGGTCCTTGTGTGGATATCCTCTTCGTAGGTGTAGGCATGCATCAAGATTTTGTCCTGACTATAATGCGCTGTCATCCTTAACTCTACCTGACTAAGGTCAATAGGGACGATGATGTAATCATCACCTGGAGGTACAAAAGCATTGCGTATGCCAGTGCTTCTAGGGATAACTTGAAGGCTTGGGTTTTTACATGTCAGGCGTCCTGTCACAGCAACCGCTTGCATGTAACTACAGTGAATGTATGAGCGTTCGTCGCAATGTCCTCTTAAAGGGTCTGTGTATGTGTATTTTGTCTTATACCCATCTCTGTAATCTAACAACTTCTTGATAAAGGGGAACTTGCTTGAAATCCCTTTTAAAGCTTTTGCATCCGTAGACATCTTACCTTTCGGAGTATATTGAAAAGTATGTATGCCTTTTTGTTGGAGCACGGAGCTAATTTGTGTCGGACTGTTTAGATCAAATTCCATATCAGCCAGGTCCCACACTTCTTTTTGAAGCACCTCAAGCTTATCACCAAGAGCATCGGACTTTTCTATAAGAATATTCTGATCTACGTAGACGCCCTCCTCCTCCATGTAACAAAGCACAGGAAGAAGATCTAGTTCACGCATATAAACCTGAAAAATTTCAGGATCTTTTACCACATCCTTTAACAGGTATTCGAAAAGCTTCAATGTATACAGGGTGTCGCGGCATGCATACTCCACCATAATATCGATAGGAATGTGCTCAAACCCAAAGTCTTTCAACTTTATTTTGAGAGACCTTGCTAACTTTCTACGTATGTCGGCGATTATCCTTTCGTATTCATGAGCCTTTTCATCAATAAACTTTGCAGCTAAATTCTTAAGGGAATGCGAATCATTCTCATCAATGACGTAATGCATAAGCATCGTGTCATGTATTTCCCCACCAATCACAAATCCGTCTTTCTTTAATTTATGATAATCGAACTTGAAATTATGAAAGATGTACTTTTTGGACTCACACCCAAACATTTCGTTTAAGATGTCCCTACAATCCTCAATATCCATTTGGTGGTCATCGCACTCATGCCTAAAGGGTATGTAGTAGTTATCCTTGTCGGACCACGAAAAAGATAATCCAATTATCTTATCAGACCATTTCAAACCCTGGGTCTCTGTATCGACAGCAACTAGACTGGGGTCGTCGTTTGCAAACTTCTGCATGACCTTTTTGATATCAATAAGATTATCAAGAAGGGTAAACGTATAACGACTGTCTTTTTCTTTTGGAATATCTATAGAAGCAAAGACTTTTGCTAAGATTTGTTCCTTACATAAATTTGTTGTCGTATTTTTCTTTTGCGGCTTCAAGTCTGTCATCGAATTTCTTTTTGTGGTCGTCCATTGATCGTTTTTTTAAGGCGGCGTTTATTCGTTCTTTCGTATTTAATGATGCTACTGCTGGTGCTGAAAGCTGTATTGTAAGCTTGTCACTACCGCATACTTTACACCGAAGATCATCAATCTCAGCGTTGCGATAGCTGTATTCCTTCTTTGCTCCACATTCTCCACATAAAAATCTGTTAAGTACCATTACTCTAATCCGTAAACCTGTCTCATGCAGTCTATAGTTCTATTAACATCCGTTCTACTGGATAACTGTGTTGCCCAGCACAAATAATCAGGAAAGTTTGGAAGTTCGGAGTCATACAATGACCTGCAACTTACTCTTTTTTCACTTAACATTTGCGCTAAATCATCTCTTATATATACCAAAATTGAATTCTTTCTACGAAGATCAACTTTGATTATAAACTCATTTCCCTTTGAGAAAGAGTGTAGGAACTTCGTCGCTTTACACTCAAACCCGTTCTCATCTAAAAAGTCGGTAAGCTCTGCTATGTACTCATCTTTCGGATACCCTTCATCCTTGTACAATAATCTTGCAGGCTTCTTATAACCTCTTTTTTGGGTCGGGTACTGACTTCCCCTTTTTAAAACCCCGTCAAAAAAAGCGTCCTTCTGCTTCTTGTACGCAACCTGGAGTCTTTTCTTTTGCCGGTCCTTGGCCTTCTCTTTTATCTTCTTCTCTTCAAAAAGACCCATCGCAGACTGGTGCGTCTTCCCACACTCCTGCCGTAACAAACACTCAAGGTGTGGACACTCAACTCCAGATTCGTCGTAAAATTCTACCCCAAAACATTCAGGTCGCATTAAACCCTATCAAGCTTTTTATCGTAGTGCTTTCTAATAAGACTTCGCACAAGCTCTGAAATAGTAATCCCGCACTTTTCACTATCTTCAACCAAATGTTTGTGATCGACTGGCGACACGTAAATCTGTATTTTAACTTTTTTAGTTTCCGCAGAGCGGCTTTTCAACAATCTCAATTTATTCTCCAACGTATACCAAGATACAACTAGCGAATTATCAGTGTAGTCTAAAGAGACGCCTTAGTCAAGAAAAATGTTCCAGCTTAAACATTTGATATGCCACACTATTCACAGGCACTGATTCACTTAACAACTTATAATTTTCATCCTCAGATCTTTCCCCAGCATCTTTACCATCAGAGTGCAAAACTACAAAGCATTCTGCCTGTAATTTTTTACTGTACTGCTCGACTTGTGGGTACGCATCCAGGTCCCAATAAAAAATAACTTTCTTGAATTCGTTAAGCATGCTCATCTGACGGCGGGAAAGCGACTTGCCAAATGTCGCCACTGAGGGCGCAACCTTGGACGAGCTAATCGCGTCAAAGACACCTTCAGTAACTACCACCAGGTCATCAGTCAAACCGTCTGAGTTAAACAAGAAGTCAGACTGCTTGTTTCCCGTGGGATTCAAATACTTTCTATCACTATCCCCAAATAAATCTCTTGCCACAAACGTTACTAACGACCCCTCGTGATAACAAGGCACCACTATTCGGCCAGAGTACGGCCCTTGATAACAAAATCGTATATCAAACTCCTGTATCGTTTCATCATCTAAACCTCTCATATTCAAATACCGTCTTGAGACACGGAGCATGTTGTCTACGCTAGGAATGTCTGTCTCCTCTAAAACAGGTACAAACTCAGGACCAAAAGACAAACACTTGTAGTTGAATTGAAAGACCTCTTCTTCTTCAAAAATTTCATCGATGATATCGTCAACGTCTAACCCTGGGTCAGATACAAAAGCCCCGTCCTCTGCCATCGATAATACTTCGTTAATCGATAACCCTTCTAATTCAGAAATAAATTTTACTGGAGATTTAGAGTCATACTTACATTTTTGACAGTACGGAAGACCCGCAGACAAGAGGATGTACAGGTGGCCTTTGGTGTCATTACAAAAAGGACAATCAACTCGTATCCTGTCTTCATTAGAAGTAGAATAAGTTTGAGGAAACTTTTTATAGACATAGCTCGTAAAGTCAAAATTCGATAAAAACTCTTTTCTTTTCATGAGACAATCGACTTTTCTATCAGAGGTTTATTACAACTGTTGCAGTTCAATTCCACGCGCTTCTTTCTAAACAGTATTTGATCACAACCGTCGCACGTATATACGTACCTATTTTCTCTAACAGGTCTGGCATATAAAAACTCTTCATACGTATTTGGTATAACCTTTTCATCGATTGATTCCTGCCTCTCCACCAAAAGCTCATAGTACTTTTTGAACTCAGGTCCGTGGTCAGGATCATCGCAATACGCAAAGTGTCCTACCTCATGCAGTAATGTAGACTGAAGGTCATTCGGATGTCTGTAATGGTAAGCTGGGTATACCACAAGCTCTTTTCTATCCAACATAGCCAATGCTGCATAACTATACTTACCTTTACCAACACGAATCTTTATCTCCGAAGGATCATACTCAGGTACAAAAAGATCACATAACCTATGTAGTTCGTATGTAAGGTGTTTTTCTTCGCAGGGAAATACAAGTTGCATAATAATATCCTTTATAAAGCATCATAAAATTTACCATGAGCAAAGTTAGTGCTTATGGTCACCTCCGTTCCTGAAGTACCGTCCCTGTTTTTAGCCAGGAACAGTCGCATCTCCTGTTGCTCCTTCTCTTTCTTATTTTGACAAAGACCAACAATGACATCAGCAATCATTGCCTTACCAAAATCCTCAGAGATATCAGCCACAGTAACTTGAGATTTGCTTAGAGAGGCTCTATTGGCCTGAGAGGCAGTCCAAATCGGTATCTGCTCATCTACGGCCCACCCTCGTAAAGTTTTGTATATATAAGATTGATTATGTCTTTCCTCACTAAATGTCTGGCCGGACTTCAACAAGTCTGCGTAGTCCACAACCACGAAGTCTGGGAAAAAGCCAGTCCTTCTCAGGTTGTCAGCGTAGTTTCTTAGGTTATCAACACTCACAGACTTCGTCGGATACTCCTTGATGTGAACGTTCCCTATCGTCTCATCATTCAACATCTCCAATAGACGCCTCTCAACCATCTCAGGACGCTCCATCGTCTCTGTGCTGGTCATGTTAGATACGCTCATATCAAAACGGTCTAGATACCTATCCTCACTCATCTCCAGCGTAAAGATAATACCCTTCAAACCTTTGAGCATGTTGAACTCAGCGATGTGCTTCAAGAACATCGACTTACCACGGTTAGTAGGAGCCAGGATTACCCCCAACTCCTTCTCCCCAAGACCTCCACCTCTCAGGAAACTGTCTAACTCCAGAATACCTGTAGGGACAATTCTACGCTTAACAGAGCGCCTGCTTATCCTGTCCTGGTACCCTTCTACGTCTGGGTACGTCTGCCCGGTTTTAAACTGTATATCGGCCTTCTGAAACGCTTCGATGAAAACCTTCGGTATGTCTTCATACCCACCCTTCTGATAGACGGCTTGGGCTTTGACGAATGCTTCCTTCATCAAATTCTTTTTAACAAAGGTCACTACCCTTGCTTCGATGTACCCTGCGTCGGATAGGTCGTCCTCACACATGAAGTTGTACAACTCCTGAAAGAACTTCACTCTCGCTCGGTCTATCTCACCTTTGTTAATTGATATCTTGATTCGATCTATCAAAGACCTCTTCGTAATGATTGCCCTGGTGTTTCTAAAATGCGTTCGCATCGTAGCGTACATCCAAGACAAGTCTTTATCTGAAAAGTATTTCGGAGATAAGTTGTCACTTGCGTATGCCAAAAACCTCAAGTTCTTGTACATCAATGACAGTATACCTTTTTGAAAATCTCTATCGAATTCTTCTTTTAAGTTCCCCAGAATTTCTGCTTCCATGCGCCTTATTCTCTATACGATTTTATCTTTCTATAAAAACCCATCTTCTTATCTTCTTTGCCCCATGCCTGTTCATCGACAAGCTCTTGGTACAGCGGAAGACTTTTTAAATACTGCCAAGGGATATACCCACTCTCTGGATTCCCCAAAATCCAAAGAACCTGCTTTCTAGACAACCCAAGTGTTTGCATTTGATGATTGATCATGTCCTCGTATATCTCAACCATATTTGCATTAGGAGTCTCAATTTTCACTTCACTACGCTTTGTTCGATACGCCTGTTCGACATTATCAACACCAGCTTCAAAGTAATTCAGTTCACGTTTAAATTTTTCACAATAACTTTTGTACCTACCTACTGAATTCCATGTAGAGTTCAAGGAAACGATGTACGATATGTTAGGAGCACTACCTCTCCAACTGTCGTGGTAATGGTACTGAGCTTCTACAAAACGACGGACATCCAAGCCGTAGTGCTTACAGATCGCCGCTCCTAAAACATACTTGTCAAACGTTCTACGCTTCTTCGACAACACGCCGTTACGCAATAATCTGTAGTAGGGCTGGTCGTTGTAGTCCTGTATCTTCTTCTCACAGGCTTTAACAAATTCAATAACTTCACTACCGATGACAGTAACTTTCTTAGTGTGAATTTCAGCGACAAACTCATCATCGCTCTGTACGATATCATCAGGGTTATGGCTCGATTTTCTAGACCTCGATTTGAAAGCTGTAAACTGCTCTGACTCAGTATTTTTTACGCTCTTGTGCGATACGAACTCTTCTTGGTCAGAATTTCGCCGCTTTTTGTTGTCATCATCGTCCGGGTCTGGAGATAATACTGTGTCTTTCAAATTACTCATCGAGACATTAACTCTGCTTTTTGAATTGTTAGTGACTGACGCCAATAAATTCGAACCTACAACACCATCCAAAGAAAGAAAAGGCCAAAGAAATAATCCTGACCATTCTTCTTGAGAGAAGACGGATTGTGACAAGCCCGTAGGGCGCGGCGAAAATTCGTCTTTATCCAACATAGCCTGGAACGAATCAAACACGTAGTGTTTGATGAGAGTAAGGATTTGTTGGATCAATAAAACTATATTTAAAACAATCTTACTAAAAGAAAAACCCCTATATACTACGTATATAGGGTCAAAAAGAAAACGGGTTCTTTTTGACTGGATTCGATCAAGACCCTCAGAAAAATAACTCTTGACAATACCAGGAAGGTCGCCTGATAATCCTAAACATGTTGTTGCTTCGGCTGCGATGTGCGCTGTGCTTGTTGGCATTGTTCCCCAGACCTTGTCAATGAACAGTTTATACCTTTTAACCCCGGCCCTTAACCCCCTTAGGTGCCGGGGTTTTTTATAACTAATTGATTTGAAATAACAAATTGCAATCAGTTCGATAACAGTAGATCAAAAAATTCTTTTCGTCAAGCGTTTAATTTCAAAGACTACAAAAAATAACAGTATTAGCTCTTTACGATATTCTCGTAAGCGTCTTTTATAGTCTTGAATTTGTCTGCATTCGGAGCATCGCCATCTGGGTGATAATGTTTAGCAAGGGCTTTGTATGCTGCTTTTACAATAAAATCAGGAGCCGAGTCTAACAGGTAAAGCTCCGAATACTTTGAGGTAAATTTTACCTCGTTTTTGATAACGTTTTTACTTTTTTTATAATTATCTTGTAAAACATCTTGTATAATTTTTTGATAGTTTATTGGGAGAGAACTTGATTCAATGTGGTTAAAAAGATGTCTTGAAAAAGCAACAACATCTGGGAGAGAATCTGGCACAATCACCCAGCAAGATTTTTTAGAAAACCAAGTTCGATTTGATTGTGGTATAGAGCTAGATAAGAAACTTTTTAAATCTTCGTTTTTAAATAAAAGCTCTATTGTATCATTCGAGTCATTATAATATAATGTTAGTTTACTCAAAATTTTACCCGTATCCTTTGTGTGCTTAATCTGCCATGTTTCTCTGAAACTATGGGTACTTCTATCTGCTTCAAAAGCCACAACTGAGCGATGTAATTTAGCGGTATCTCTGCACTAGCTTCTTTTCTTATACCTCTACCCACAAGAGACAAGCTCATGCCTGCTCCAGAATACGGACCTCCGTATACGTAGATCTTCTTATTATCTAGATCAATGCTAGATAACCTACCTACCATGTGAGTAATATCTTCTGACCTAGTAGATGTAGTGTTCTGCGTAATCACCCAGGAGAACTCCCCACGACCGCTTCTGGTGTACTTTAAGGGATAGTTATGGGTTAAGATGACCTCGACTGTCTCAGGAGGCGTTACGTCCTTAATATCTACTGCTGTTCCGTGTACCATACTTACTCTACAATCATCGCCGCAACCAATACACAATACTCTTTGTCATCGGCACACTCGGCATGCTCCGTTAATTGAGTTGGGTTAGGGAGAATCCCTTGCCTATCAGACTCATATTCATAACACATCTCTTTCAGTATAGAGCGTTTAATCCTATCAACAGACGTTCCGCGAGACATTCCATAGGATATATAGCCCCAATCAGGCATAGACACGCCAGAGACACACGCCGATATGGACGAAGCTCCCGTGCTAAACATCTCTGTTCCGTACTTGTATATCTTCTTGTTTGCAGCGTGGGCTAAGAATTCGTCTTTGGTACATAGCGTAAACGGAACTTTATCGAACCTAGAAACTTCGTCATAGTAAAGTTCATTTATACCAGCGTTCTTCTTAGCTATAAACTGAGCAGACTTTTGATTTGTGTAAGACCCAACTCCAGTGGTAAGCCAGACATACCTGGGCACCACTATTCTCTTCTTGTAGTTCGGATTCACTTTGTATCGGTCCATAACAAGTTTACTTTCTTCTTGTAGATCTTTGTTGCTGGCATCGTATGTGGAAACTCAACTGGTATCTCTAATTCAAAATCAAGCTTCCTCTTCAAAACAACTGTGTCTGCGTTGGTCTCACCCTCCCAGATGTGGATGTCTCTGATAGCCTCGTACTCAAGTTCAGCGACTCCTTCAAAGTTAGAAGCCGTGTTACTGGTAAAGCGTATGGTCAATATCTTATCTGCATTAGCTAAGACGATACCCTCACCTCCAGTAAAAGACCTGGGAGTGCGTTTGAATTCATTCTTTGTTCTGTGGATAATGTCACCCTTTACTTGGACAGGATTTGCCGGTCTGGTTCGCAGTAAAGTAATTACAATGTCATCGCCACTTTTAAGGTCTGTTATGTTCATATGGAATCCAAATCATCAATTATTTCAATGTCGAAACAATTTTCCTTTTTATAACTCTCAATTCGATCCAAACTATGCTTAGCAAGATATTTATTGGTTCTGTCGCAAAAATCTATAACTGTTAATTTTTCTTTACCTTCATGCATCCTTAAACCGCGACCAACACGTTGAATAGCCCGAATGTAGCTGTTACCACCTGCTGCAAAGATAAGGACATCGATATTAGGAATATCAACACCTTGATCAAGAATACTGCTGGTAATAAGAACACGAGTTATCCCGTTAGAGAAGCCTTCAATTCTCTCAGTGCGTTCATCAAGGGGGGTGTCGCCATGGATAAAGTAGTGAGGTATGAATGCACCGTCTCTGAACTCGTACAAAAGATGGTCAAGACGATGTCCGTGGTCAATCTTTTTTACGATGATCAAAACACACTTCCCTTGAGTGTAATAATGGTCGGTAAGCTCACAGATAACTCTATTTCTGTTAGCATTACCTACGATACCGAGGTCATAAGCTTCCTGATAATCCCGAACCTTGGTCAGGTCGGGGGCGTCAATGTCAACGAACTTGATTTCCGTGGGGACGCTGACACCGTCCTCGATCATCTCCTTATTGGTAATCTTACAGCAAACCTCTCCCGTAAGGGCGACGAGCTTAAGGTCTTGCTTATCCCCTCGCCTAAAGGGAGTACCGCTAAGCCCATACCTGTAGGGGGCTTCACAGAAACGAACCACGTTCCAAAGGCCTTTTGATGCTGCCGTGTGACACTCGTCCACAATCACCACGTTTACATTCTGTAAAAGCTCCTTAACCATTTGCTGACGCTCTCTACTGTTGTCAGTAAGTTTATTTGGAGTCAGTCTCCTTGCAAGCGTGTCAGCAGAAGCCACCGTAAACTTACGAACGTCCCACTGATTAGACATCACCAAGCCAATGTCCTCCTCACCAAGACGTTTTTGGAAACGCTTGTATGTCTGTGTAACAAGGTCTTTACCCTTCACTAAGAACAGCGTCGGCATGTCTAACGCCTTAATCACAGCTATCGCAGTCTCCGTTTTACCTGAGTTAGTAGCTGCCCATAAAACGCCATGACGCTTCTTTATCATGGCATTCCCAGCACGAACCTGGTGAGCGCGTAAAGTCACACCCTTCAAAGGAACATCTTGAACCTTTGGTATCTGCTTTGGAGACTTGAAGTCCCTATGGTCATTGATAGTTATTTGCTCATCCGGGTAATGCTTCTTGTACTGACGAACAACTCTGTCCTTCAGCCCAGTAGGGAACAAACCCTTAGACTTACTAAATAGTCTGGTGTAGCCGTCCCACTGACGACTTTTAAAAGACGCTACATGACGGTAGCCACTCTTCCTGAATCGAGTGGCCTGGTCTACAATATCTGAATCGTAAACGCCGCTTATGGCTGTATAGTTAGAATAAATATCTAATTGCATTTTTATCTGTATCCTTTTAAAAGTTAACTTTTTTATACCACCAAGAGACTACTAAGTCAAGCTATAGTTCCATGGTCACTGCCAGCCTCTGGCCTATTCGTTTTTCTATACTGTTTACTGCCCATTTATTGAGAGGGCTTATTTTCATCTGTGTGTTTTCGTCTCTTTCCAAGATCATTCCCCATCTTCTTTCATTCTTTGGAGCGCCTGGGTAATGTGCCGACCAGTGAAGTATCATTAACTCTAGGTCTGACATGGCATCAAATATTCGATACGCTCGCTCAACAAGCATGCTCATGCATGTTGTGTAGCTTCCTTTGTAACAACTGTTTGGAGTAATCCAGCAACTCAAGCGGGGTAATTTTGTATCTTTGGTCAAAGATTGGCACTCTGGAAATATGTCATCCAGGGCTATGATCATGCTCTTTTTGCCAGACTGGCCTTTTAATACACTTGCTTCAAACATAACAAAAAAGGGGTAGTAATCCTTTAAGAATACTACCCCATATACGCGGATTTATCAGCTTATTCAACGAATCATTTGAACTTCAGACTTCACACAAACTTGCTTCAGCCCGAGCGCGGAAAAAAGAATTGTAGACTCCTTTCCACGTTCCTTGCTTACACCAGACATGAAATCCATTTAAAATAAGACCATGTGGAGTTTTCCAAGTTCCTAACCATACTAACGTTGATGGGTACAGGTCTTTCTCGTTTTTCAACTTATCACATCCTCACTTTACGGCGTCCATAATGCCTACACCATTTTTTATGCTTCGCCCCTCGGTATCCGCAGGAGGGGCAAATTATTTTCCCGAATCACTTCTTTTAGAAGCTGCTGTGTAAATAAGATATCCCATAATAAAAGCTATCGCACAAAAAACGTATATAGCTACTTTCATTCAATCCTCTGGGTGTGGTTAGCGGCCTTCGTTATTTAGCGTAACGAAGCGCCAGTACCGTGGTTACCGACCCCACGGCTACACCCCCAACTAGCACCAGAGTAGCTTTCCACCAAGAGAAATCCTCTTTTTCTAAACTTGCTAAAACTTCACTTTGTAGAAGTTCTATAGAATTATCCTTTTCATTTATTATACTTAGATACATATTTTCTTGGTTTGATAATTTTTTATCAAACAGATCCAAATCAACGCTTCTTAGATCTGAAAGCTCTTTGAGTCTTATCTCACAAGTTTCTTCACACAGCTTTATCTTTCCATACAGCTTCAGAGCAGTTTTATTACTCATACACTGCATATCAATATCAAATTTTACCGGCGTATTTGCTTGTATTAGCTTCACTGGCTCTTCGGCAAGGGCTAAGGCAGGGAAACATACCAGGAGAATCGTAGAGATGAGTTTATGCATGTTTAATCCAATATGTCGTTGAGTATATCGTTGACAGCCTCACTGTCGTCTTCCAACTTTTTATTTTCTTTCTTTAACTTGTCTCTTGCGTCTTTAACTTTTCTGTCAGCTTCTTTCTGAATGTCTTCTTTTTGCTCTTTAGCTTCGCTTTCAACTTCTGATTCTTTATCGGTCGCTTCTTTCTTGATCTTCGCAATGTTCTTCCTCTCCGATTTTTTGATGTCGTTGAGGCGCTTTACGACTTTTTCGGTTGGGTTTTTCCTCCCACCAGACAGTATCCACAGGATCAATCCAACCAAGAAAGCGACAGGAATCCAGTAGTACTTGTCCCACCATTCTTTGGAAAACAAGGTACTTTTTAAAAATTCCCATACACCACTAAAAAACTTAGATAAAACATTCAATACAATCATATTTAAAACCGTTTTTAGTAGTTAACCTAGTAAATTATTTTTTACCTTCTTTCCGTTCTTGCCAATCGTAAGAAACTTTATCTGCCTTAATGGGTCCACCTTTTGCCCACGTTCTACAAGATCTGGCTGAGTGGCATTTGAAGTGGTGCATCCAACAATATCCTAATCTACCATCGTCATCAGACGTTTTACCGGGCATGCAGTCGTCCATACGAGGACTAATATCAAAAGCCACACAGTTACCACACTTAGATTGCTTTGCAGCAGACTCAGAAGTGTTCCAGTAATCAGCAATCTTTTTCCAAAAATCACCAGGGTCATCTACGTTTAGAGGCCCATACTGAATATATGCAGCTTTAATCGCTTTGTCTCTATTACGAGTGTTTACCTTTAAGTCTTGTGTAGCTAAAGGACAAGCAGCGGTTTTCACTGCCTTCAATATGTCCATTGCGCGATTCCAAGATTGCATGATCTACTCCTACCACTTTACCTTGTCAGCCCAATACGCTGCTGACATTTTACCACGGGCAATGTTCTTACCGTGTCTAGCTTTGAACGACTTTCGTTTTGCTTTCATACGGGCAGATTCGCCCTTTTTAGCTTTACCCGCAGTCCCAGATACGGTCCCCACCTTCTTACCTTGTTGACCGAACCGAATAGTCTTTATTCTAT